CGCTGGGCTAAGAAGTACGGAGGTGTCGACAACTACATGAAGGTTATATTCAGCCGCAACCCGCTGAACTGGGTTCAGATGGGTTACAGCGTGATCGACATGAATGTGTTAGAATCTATGAAGTACACGCTTCAGGACATATGCAACCTGTATCAGGTGCCAATACATCTATTTAACTCCGATGCCGCAACACTCGATAACTACAAAGAGGCGCGTAAGGCTATATATACAGATGCGGTTATTCCGATGCTCGATCAGTTGCTGCTACAGCTCAATACGTTCCTTGTGCCGGACTTCTCCGAACCAGGACTGATTACATACAGCACAACATCAATCCCAGAACTGAATCAGGACTTTGTTACCCAAGTCACCGCGCTGGCTCAGGCCTGGTGGTTGACCGGCAACGAGAAACGAGTGCAGATGGGATTAACAGAAGTAACCACAGACCCGCTGATGAATACTATACTCTACCCATCGGCTAACGTGCCGGGGCTGGAGTTGGGAATGGGTAATCCTGGTGATTTAAGTTTGTAGCCATGCTCAACCACGAACGACTCCGCGCTAAATACCTACGAACAGTACGGTCAGAATCATACCGTATGCTGAAGCGTTATACAGATGACCTGCTGAAGCGTGCTGAAACAGCACAGACAATCGGTGACGTTCAGGCGCAGGCAGCACGTGAGATTGATACGGTCGGCATTGAGTTGCTGCTCACTAAGATATACAAACGTGTCGGGGCTGACTTTGCTAAGCTGACAATCAAAGACCTTAACAGCCAAAAGGCACAGCGTATAGAAATTGACTATTGGGAGGATTATTTCGTAAGCTACTCACGTACCAAATTAGGTCAGAAAATTTCATGGATTGCCGGAACGACAAAGCAGGTTATGGAGGATGTAGTTAGCCGGTTAGGTACTATTGCAGGCACTGAGGGATGGTCGATTGCGACATACCGGAACAAGTTACAGGAAGAATTTACATTCATGAACCGGTACAGAGCAGAGCGTATCGCACGCACTGAGATAATGGTAGCGTCGAATGTTGGCACGTTGGAAGGGGGCAGGAATTCTGGTATACCTGTAAAGAAGCGATGGGAGCCGATTGTTGATCAGTGGAGCAGGCCGGATCATGCTGCAATGGAAGGAGTTGATCCGATAGGCATTGATGAGCTGTTTAATGTTGGTGGCGTAATGATGCAGCAACCAGGCGATGAAGCTGGCGGGGCTGAACACGTCATCAACTGCCGGTGCGGACTGGCGATAGTACCTGACACGACCTATGAGGATATATTGAACCGATGACAGACCTCAGCCTTGACATTGACTGCTTGATGTTGCTCGATGAAATCGGATGCGAAATAAACGAAATAAACGAAATCTGGCTTGATGCAACGCTGGACGAGTTGAATGAAAACACACACTTGACAACTGAGCAATAATGTTGTATATTTGTACCAATTGCGTAATAAAGTCCCATAATGGAAAACACGTATAAAGCCGCTAATTTGATTAAGGATGTTGATGTAAAAGCCCGCACCGTTGTGGCTTATGCTTCTGCATTCGGTAATATAGATTCAGACGATGACATAATACAAGAGGGGTCGTATCAAAAAACCATACAGGAAAACGGCCCTGGTGGTAAAAACAGGGTTTGGCATCTGTTCAACCACTGGCTTGACCACCCAATAGGCAAACCTTTCGAGCTGAAAGAGGATAGCACCGGTTTGCTATTTGCATCGAAGTTACCCGACACGACAAAGGCTAACGACCTGCTGAAATTATACGAATCAGGTTTTCTAACTGAGCATTCTGTATGGATTAGGATTATAAAGGCAATTAACCAAACTGTTGATGCTCGCGAAATCAGGGTGATACAGGAAGTTGCGTTGATGGAGGTGTCATCTGTGTTATGGGGTGCTAACGAACAAGCCCGCACCGTTGAAGTAAAGAGTATAGCAGAATTGAACAACCGCATTGAGGCAGGGGCGCAACTAATGCGCTCAGGCACGATGTCAGACGATATGTTTTTAAGAATAGAGGCAACCCTCGCAGAAATGCAAAAAACTATGGCACTGTTACAGCAGCCGCCACAACCCGAACCAAAGCCGGATCAACAGGAAACCATTTTGGAGGATCAAATTGATTATTTAACCAAAAATTTGAAACTCCTAAAAAATGGAAGCACTGGAAAAACTGGCGCAGGAGATTGACAACAAAGTCGAGCAGCTCGCCAAAGCCTCAAAAGATGAGGCCGCACAAATTGCAAAAGATTTTCACGCACTGAAAGACGAGTACAACGCGAAGTTCGCGGAGTACATGAAAAACCTCGAAACTGTACAGAAGTCAGTTGATGCAATCGCAATTGAGAAGAAGAGATTTGAAGAAAATCAGATCAAATCATTCCGTAGCGAACTGGAATCACAGCTGAAATCTGAGAATTTCAGATCATTTATCAAAGCCAAAAAATCAGGTGAGCGCACAGCAAAGCACTCAATCACCATTGATGGTGTTGATACTTTAAAGGCCACTGTGACCCCGTCAACTGCAACGGCTGACACATCTTCCCCTCAGTACTTGCCGACCGGTATCATATACGACCCGGACAGGATGATACACGTTCGCGATTTTATCCCGGGTGGATCAACTACTGTTAACACGCTTGTCGTACCTGTTGAAACATCAATAACAGATGGGACAGCCGTAACCGCTGAAGGTGTGCAGAAAGGTGTATCTGCATTTGCACTTGATAACAAAACTTTCCCGGTTATGAAAATTGCCTCTGTTTTGAAAATCAGCGAGGAAATGCTTGATGACGTTGATGGCCTTGTTACCTACATCGTTAACCGCTTCACTCAGAAATTGAGGTCAAAAGAAGATTACACCCTGTTGTACAGTGTTGCAAGCTCAACAGCATTCGACGGATTGACTGTTGCCGCTCAGGCTTATGTTGATGCGCTTGCTGATTCAGCCGTAACGGAATGGGACGTTCTGATGGCTGCTATCACTCAGGCAAAGGTTGATGAGTACATTCCAAACTATGTAATGATTCACCCCACCACAGGATTGAAACTCAAAACCGCAAAAGGAAGCGATGAGCATTACCTCGGTCGCGCTCCGTGGGACAAGGTGCCGATGACTGTTGACGGCGTACCGATTATAGAAACAACCGCCATCGGGGTTGGTGAGTTCATCGTGGGTGACTTTGCAAAAGGCGCACAGGTATTTGATCGCAAGTCAGTATCTGTAAACTTTTACGATCAGGATGAGGATAATGCTCAGAAAAACTTGATTACTGTTGTTACTGAGGAAAGGCTCGCGCTGGTTATCTACCGTGCTAACGCGTTTGTTTACGGTGACTTTGAGAGCGCACTGGCTTTGGGTAGCGCATAGTAACTGATTCGGCGGGGGGTTGAGGATCGTGTGTTGGCCTCAGCTCCCTTACCCGGATCGCAATAAAACAGGAATGAAAGTAAAAGTAATCAACTTAGCAAGCAGGACAGACCGCTGGCAGTCAATACAGGACCAACTACGGGTGTTAGGTGTATTTGATTACGAGAGGTTTGATGCTTACACAGGCGGGGCAACCGGATTTAATAAGTCCGTGCATTACGCGCTGAAAGATGAGCGCGAACTGCTGCTACTTGAGGATGATTGCATATTTACAGGCACATATAACGACCTTATTGCAGCAAAAGCGAAACTACCAGACGACTGGGATATGTTGTATTTAGGGGCAAATGTACTTACACCGCAAAAGCAATACACAGACGGGATATGGCATTTAGATAATGCCTGGACTTCACATGCTATATTGTACAGTGACAAGGGCGCGGAATGGTGTTATAAAAACTTTCCGCATGATGACGTTACAATATACGACGAATGGCTCAGGACTGTTGCACAAAAACAACTTAAATGTTTTATCATGAATCCGATGATAGCAGTACAAGCCCAGTCATATTCCGACATTTGGTGGGTTGTTGCAGATTACGACATTAAACAAACAGAAACACACCTAAAATGAAGATACTCGTTTACATACACGGATATCCTCCCACCCATAACGCGGGCGCGGAATGGATGCTTTACGATATAGTTGAGTATCTTAAACCGCGACATGAGATCATTGTATTGACCGAACGTGCAGACCAAACATTTCACACAGGAGTACAGGTAATCACCAACCAACCGGCACACACAAAAACATACTTCAGTTGGGCTGATGCTATCATCACTCATCTGGACTACACAGCGAAGGCTCACAATATTTGCCGCGTACTTTGTAAACATGATCTGTACTTTGTCGCACACAATACAAGCCGATATGCAATAGTACAAGGCAGACCAAAGCAGTTTAATGTAATATATAACTCAAATTACACCGCTTCAGTTAACTACCCGCAACGGTCAACTGTATGCCGGCCTCCACTTATTGCAGAACGCTATCAACAGCCAAAGACCGGACGGAACGCGATAACACTGGTTAACTGCTGGCCTGACAAGGGCGGTGTTATCCTTGCTGAGTTGGCACGACTGATGCCGGACAGGGAGTTCATCGGGGTATTGGGCAGTTATGGCGAACAGCATAAGTCATACAGTCCTAACCTGACTTATATAGCTAACAGCCCTGATATTGCGCGGGTGTACGCTGACACACAGATATTGATTCAGCC